ACAAGAACTTTAGCAGGTAGATATACAAATCATTCTAATTTAAACAATGCTAAATTTTATTATATTAAAAAAAACAGTAATTTAGTTTTAATAGCTGAAAAAGATATTCTTTCTGAAGATGAAATATTAGTTAATTACAGACATCACACCTATAATAAAGAATATTATGAGTAGAGAATGGGATTGGATGGATGATTTAAGTGAAGAAATTTATCCAATAAAAAAAGTAAAGCGTATTAAAAATGAATACAAAAGAAACAAAATTAAAAATAATAGAAGCGGGTCACGAGGCGGTCAGGCAACTGATCAAAGTAGCGAAGGAAGACATTATTAAATATGGTACAGATGATGAGTTAGCTGCAGATAGATTAAAGAATGCAGCTGCTACAAAAAAGCTATGTATCATGGATGCTTTTGAAATTTTAAAAAAAATACAAGAAGAAAAAGATTTATTAGAAGGAGTTGACACTAAAGTAAATAACACACCAAAAGGATTTGCAGAATCAAGATCAAAATAAACTATATATAGAACTAAAAAATATAGTTCCTAAAAATGTTTTGACTACAAAAAACAAAGCAAGAACCTGGGCCTACGGTTATAATGAAAAATACAATTTTGTTGTAGTATCTAAAACAGGTCAAATTGATCAGATAATAAATATTAGTGGATTAAATGTTGCGCTTCCTAAAGCTCCTAAAAACATTTTTAAAAGATCTAAAAAAAAAGAAGAACAATACTGGGAGCCTAAAATACTACCAAAACAATTAACAAGAATTAAATCTATATTTCAATGGCATGATACTCCTTCGAGTTTTAAAAACGAGTGGGTAGATTATATTGAAAATGAATTTAATTTTAGAGAAGAAGGTTTTTGGTTTATAAATAAAGGAGTTCCTACTTACATCACTGGAACGCATTACATGTATTTACAGTGGACTAAAATTGATGTTGGATTCCCAGACTTTAGAGAAGCTAACAGAATATTTTATATTTTTTGGGAAGCCTGTAAGGCAGATAAAAGAAGTTTTGGAATGGACTACTTAAAAATAAGACGTTCTGGGTTTTCATTTATGGCCTCATGCGAGGGAGTTAATATGGGTACAATAACTAAAGATGCTCGTATAGGTATACTTTCTAAAACAGGGTCTGATGCAAAAAAAATGTTTACAGATAAAATTGTTCCTATATCTAATAATTATCCATTCTTTTTTAAACCCATACAAGATGGTATGGATAAACCAAAAACAGAATTAGCTTATAGAGTTCCTGCTGCAAAAATTACTAAAAAAAATATGTATTTAAACGAAGAGCAAGAGCTTGAAGGATTAGATACTACTATTGACTGGAAAAATACTGGAGACAACAGTTATGATGGTGAGAAGCTTCGATTACTTCTACATGATGAAAGTGGTAAATGGGAGCGACCTGATAATATTTTAAATAACTGGAGGGTTACAAAAACTTGTTTACGTTTAGGTAGTAAAATAGTTGGTAAGTGTATGATGGGTTCTACATCTAATGCATTAGAAAAAGGTGGTGGTAATTTTAAAAAATTATATAACGATTCTAATGTGGGATCACGAAACTCTAATGGTCAAACTAAAAGTGGGTTATATTCACTTTTCATCCCAATGGAATGGAATATGGAAGGTTTTATAGATAGGTATGGAATGCCTGTATTTAATAATCCATCAAGTCCAGTATTAGGGATTGACGGTGAGATGATACATCAAGGTGCTATAGATTATTGGCAGAACGAAGTTGATTCATTATCTAATGATCCTGATGCTTTAAATGAATTCTATAGACAGTTTCCAAGAACTGAGTCTCACGCATTTAGAGATGAGAGTAAACAATCCTTATTTAATTTAACTAAAATATATCAACAGATTGATTATAATGACTCATTGATTATGGGTCAAAATATAACTCAAGGATCGTTTTCTTGGCATAACGGAATCAAAGATACCAAGGTAATTTGGACTCCAGATAAAAGAGGAAGATTTTTTGTATCTTGGTTACCAGAAATGTCGTTACAAAATAAAGTAACAATAAAAAATGGGAGAAAATATCCAGGGAACGAGCATATTGGATCGTTCGGTTGTGACTCTTATGATATTTCTGGAGTTGTAGTGGGTAAGGGATCTAATGGTTCTTTGCATGGTATGACAAAGTTTAATATGGATAATGCTCCAAGTAATGAGTTTTTTTTAGAATATATAGCACGTCCTCAGACTGCAGAAATATTTTTTGAAGAAGTGTTAATGGCTTGTGTGTTTTATGGGATGCCAATATTGTGTGAAAACAACAAACCTCGATTACTCTATCATTTTAAAAATAGAGGCTATAGAGGGTTTAGTACAAATAGGCCTGACAAAACATTTAATAAATTATCTAAAACAGAAAAGGAATTAGGAGGAATACCAAATTCAAGTGAGGATGTAAAACAGTCTCACGCTTCTGCAATAGAATCTTACATAGAAAAGCATGTAGGTTTAGATTTAGTTCAAAATTATAGAGATAGTGATGAGATGGGTGTAATGTATTTTCAAAGAACATTAGAGGATTGGGCAAAGTTTGATATTAACAACAGAACTAAGTTTGATGCTTCTATAAGTTCAGGGTTAGCAATCATGGCTAATCAGAAACACTTGTATACCCCAGCTAAAGAAAAATCGAAAATAAGCATTAACTTTGCAAGATATAATAATAAGAATTCAGTTAGTCAATTACTTAATAAATGAAAGACGTAAAGATACAAGTAAATGCCTCTGCATTTCCAGACCAATTTGTTTCAGATTCTGTTAAAGACACAATGGAGTTTGGACTACAGGTTGGGCAAGCAATACAATACGAATGGTTTAGGAGAGATAGTGGTTCTTGTAGGTTTTATTCACAATGGGGTGATTTTAACAAACTAAGACTTTATGCTCGTGGAGAACAATCAGTTTCTAAATATAAAAATGAATTAGCAATAGATGGTGATTTAAGTTATTTAAATTTAGATTGGACACCAGTGCCTATAATACCAAAATTTGTAGACATTGTAGTTAATGGAATGAACGATAGGCTTTTTAAAGTAAAAGCTGTTGCTCAAGATGCATTGTCAGCAGAAAAAAGAAATGAATATCAAGAAATGGTTGAAGGAGATATGCTCGCTAAACCATTACTACAACAAATAGAATCTGATTTTGGTATTGATGCCTTTCAAACAAAAGAAGAAGATTTACCAGAAAATGATGCAGAATTAGAGCTTTTCATGCAAATGAATTACAAGCCTGCTATTGAGATTGCAACAGAAGAAGCTATAGATACTTTATTTCAAGAAAGCCATTATAGTGACACTCGAAAGAGAGTTGATATGGATATTACTACTTTAGGTATTGGTATGGCAAAGCATCTTTTTATGCCAGGTGAAGGTGTAAAAGTTGAGTATGTTGATCCTGCTAATGTTGTTTACAGCTATACTGAAGATCCTTATTTTAAAGACACATTTTATTGGGGGGAAATAAAAACAGTTCCAATAACTGAATTAATAAAAATAGATCCTTCTTTGACTAACGAGGATTTAAAAGAAATTTCCAAGTACAGTCAATCTTGGTACGACTATTATAATTCACAGCAGTTTTATGAAAACAGTATGTTTCATAGAGACACAGCTACTTTATTATACTTTAATTACAAGACCACTCACACTTTTGTTTACAAAAAGAAAAGTATGCCTGATGGTACATTTAAAACTGTTGAGAAGGATGATCAATTCAATCCTCCACAAGAAATGATGGATGAAGGAGGTTTCGAAAAAGTAACTAAAACTATTGACGTATGGTATGATGGTGTTATGGTTATGGGAACTAATATAATGCTCCAGTGGAAACTTGGAGAAAATATGGTAAGACCAAAATCATCAAGTCAGTATGCAATGCCTAATTATGTTGCATGCGCACCAAAAATGTACAAGGGTCAGTTAGAGTCTTTAGTTAAAAGAATGATACCTTTTGCTGATTTAATTCAGATTAGTCATTTAAAAATACAACAAGTAGTTTCAAGAGTAGTTCCAGATGGTGTTTTTATAGATGCTGATGGTTTAAATGAAGTTGATTTAGGAACAGGAAACGCATACAATCCAGAAGATGCTTTAAGACTTTATTTCCAAACAGGTAGTGTTATTGGTAGAAGTTATACTCAAGATGGAGAATATAATAATGCGCGAGTTCCAATCACTCAATTGACTGCTAATAGTGGAGCGAGTAAGATGCAAATGCTTATCGGTAACTATAATCATTACTTAGATATGATTAGGTCTGTAACAGGTTTAAATGAAGCTCGTGACGGATCAAGTCCAGATCCTAACTCTTTAGTTGGTGTTCAAAAATTAGCTGCATTAAATTCAAATGTAGCAACAAGACATATTTTAAATGCAAGTTTATATATAACAAAAACTTTAGCTGAGTGTTTATCTATAAGAACAGCAGATGTTTTAGAGTATGCTGATTTTAAGGATGAGTTTGCTATGCAGATTGGTAAATATAATTTATCAATATTAGAGGATATTAAAAATTTGTATTTACATGACTTTGGGATATTTATAGAGCTGATGCCTGATGAAGAACAAAAAGCTATGTTGGAACAAAATATACAAATGGCTTTATCTAAAGAAAATATAAGTTTAGAAGATGCTATAGATATTAGAGAAATTTCTAATATAAAAATGGCTAATCAATTACTTAAAGTAAAAAGAAAAGCTAAACAAGATAGGGAACAGCAACAGCAAATGCAACAACAGCAAATGCAGGCACAAATGCAAATGCAAGCACAACAAGCTCAAGCTCAGTTGTCAATGCAAACACAACAGGCTGAAACACAATCTAAGATGGCTTTGAAAGAAGCAGAAGTTAATTTTGATATACAAAAATTGCAAAAAGAAGCAGAGCTAAAACAGCAGTTGATGCAAGTGGAATTCCAAATGCAGATGCAATTAAAAGGTATGGAAGCTTCTAATTTACAATCCAGAGAAACTGAAAGAGAAAAAGCAAAAGACAGCAGAATAAGTCAACAGTCTACTCAGACGTCAAAAATGATAGAGCAAAAGAAGAGAGACCTTCCAGCGATAAACTTTGAGTCTAACGAAGATAGTTTAGATGGTTTTGATTTAGCTGAATTTAATCCAAGATAAATACCCTAAAATTTAATTAAAATAAATATTAACTTTGTTAAAAATATAATCAAATGGAATTTAAAGTAAAAGCAGTAGACGCAAACGTTGAAGAAAAATCAAGGGCGCAAGTTGAAGAAGCATTATTAAAAGAACATGCAGAACAATTTGAAAACCAAGAAGATAATTCTCATCAAGCAGAAAAAGTAGATTTAAGTGAAAATCAAAATTCAACTACCGAAGAAATATCGGTTGATGAAACTAAAACCGAAGAAACATCGTTACCAGAGTTTAGCGATGATGATGTTCTTTCGTATATAAAGAAAAGATACAATAAGGATATAAATTCTATTGATGATTTGTTTGAGGAAAAAAGTTCAAACGAGGAATTACCAGAAGATGTATCTGCGTATTTGAAGTACAAGCAGGAAACTGGTCGTGGAATTAATGACTTTTATAAATTACAAAAAGACATTGATGCTATGGATGACAATGCTGTACTTGCTAATTATTATGAATCGACTGAAGAAGGGTTAGATTCTGATGATATTCAAGACATTATTAATGATAAGTTTTCATATGATGAAGACTTAGATGATGAAAAAGATATTAGAAAAATAAAATTAGCGAAAAAAAGAGAACTTTCTAAGGCAAAGAAGTTTCTTAATGAACAGAAAGACAAATATAAAGTTCCTCTTGAGTCAAGCGGGGATGGGTTGTCAAATGATCAACAAGAAAAAATCAATGCTTATAAAAAGTATATGGAGGAATCTAAAAGTATTGAAGATTTAAACAAAAAGAGGTACAGTTATTTCTTAGATAAAACCGAGTCGGTTTTTAACAACGAGTTCAAAGGTTTTGAGTTTTCAGTTGGTGAAAAAAATATTTCTTTTAAACCAGGAGATGCACAAGAACTAAAAAATGTCCAATCTGATGTTAATAATTTCATTAACAAATTTATGGATAAAGATGGTTTAATTGCGGATCCTGTTGGATATCATAAGGCCTTTTCGGTAGCTATGAATCCTGATAAATTTGCAAAGCACTTTTACGAACAGGGAGTTGCGGCAACTGTTGATAATGTTTCAAGAAAATCAAAAAACATTAATATGGATGTTAGACAACAATCTCAATCGGTTTCCAAAAATGGAATTACGATTAGACCTATGAGTGTAAGCAGCGATAGTGGAAGAGGACTCAAAATTAAAAGTAGAAAAAAATAATTAAAAAAAAACAAAATTATGCCAGTAAATGTAACCCCAGGATTTGACTTGCAGCCAAGCGCGCAACAAACTCCTTTATCAACAAACTACATAACTAACTTTGATTTCTTGAACCAATATCTTCCAGATGTTCATGAAAAGGAATTTGAGCGTTATGGAAATAGATCAGTAGCATCATTCTTAAGAATGGTAGGCGCTGAAATGCCTTCTAATTCTGACCTTATCAAATGGGCAGAACAAGGAAGATTACACACTAAATATCAAGCTTGTACATCAGCTGCGGCTGTTGGATCTGATGATGGTGTTTGGACTATTCCAAATAACATTACTAACTTCAATCCAGCTTTAGGTGGAACAGCAAGTCAAGCAGCTTTAAGAGCTGGTCAAACTGTAATGATCTCTGACAACACAGCAGGTTCAACTTTACAAAACAAAGGTATCATATCTGTAGCTCCAACAGCTGCTAATCCAAACCAAGTAACAATTGCTTACTATGAAGCGGGTGGACAAGCAATGGCTCTTGGAACTTCATGTGATATATTTGTATATGGTTCTGAATTTGCAAAAGGAGTAAATGGAATGCAAGGTTCTTTAGAATCTGATGATTTCTTTTTCCAAAACAAACCAATCATTATCAAAGACAAGTATTCTGTTTCTGGTTCTGATATGGCTCAAATTGGATGGGTAGAAGTAACAAGTGAAGGCGGAGCAAACGGATACTTATGGTATTTAAAATCTGAACACGACACAAGATTGCGTTTTGAAGATTACTTAGAAACAGCAATGATTGAAGCAGTACCAGCAGCAGCAGGTTCTGGTGCAGGAGATTACTTACAAGGTACAGCGGTAGGAGCTTCTGTAGCTAATGAGTCTGGATCTGAAGGGATTTTCTATGTAGTAGGAAATAGAGGTAACGTATTCGGTGGAGGAAACCCAACGACTTTAGCTCAATTTGATACTATAATTCAAAGACTTGATAAGCAAGGAGCTATTGAAGAAAATGTTATTTTCGTAGATAGAGATTTCTCTTTTGATATTGACGACATGTTAGCTGCTCAAAATGCAGGATATGCAGGTGGTACTTCATATGGTTTATTTGATAATGATAAAGATATGGCGTTAAACTTAGGTTTTACAGGATTTAGAAGAGGATATGACTTCTATAAGTCTGACTGGAAATACTTAAACGATCCTACAATGAGAGGTGGTATCAATGCAGGTAAAGTCAATGGACTTTTAGTACCAGCAGGATCTACAACTGTGTACGATCAAGTATTAGGTAAAAACGCTAAGAGACCATTCTTACACGTTAGATATAGAGCTTCAGAAACTGAAGACAGACGTTACAAGTCTTGGATCACTGGTTCAGCTGGTGGAGCAAGAACAAGTGACTTAGATGCTATGGAAGTAAACTTCTTGAGTGAGAGAGCTGTATGTACTTTAGGTGCAAACAACTTCTTCTTATTCCAAGATGCATAGTAGACAGTAGTAATATTTACCCTCGTTATAAAGACGGGGGTAATTATTTTTTTTAAATCAAATTAAATTATATTATAATGAAAGCAAAAAAAGAACAGTACAAAGCAAAGTCGTATAGACTAAAAGGAGACAAAGCGCCTCTATCATACATGTTATCTTCACGACATTCACAAAGATCACCCTTATTATATTTTGACGAAAAAACAGGAGTCAATGAACCATTACGTTATGCACGTAATCAAAAGTCACCTTTTGAAAACGAACAAGATGGAAATGCTATTTTAGAACCTATTGTGTTTGAAGATGGTATGTTATCAGTTTCAAAAGAAAATCAAGTATTACAGAAGTTTCTGTCAATACATCCAAGTAATGGATATGTGTTTGAAGAAATAAACAAAGAGCGTGATGCTGTCTCAGAATTAGAACAAGTAGAGTTTGAATTAGAAGCTCAATTAGAAGCTAAAAAAGTAACTACAGATCTTTCTAAGTTGACGCAAGTATGTCGAGTATTGATGGGTAATGCTGTAGAAAATATGACAACAGCCGAACTAAAAAGAGATATATTAGTTTACGCTAAAAACAATCCAGATGATTTCTTAGACACTGTAAATGATCCAATGTTAGAGCTTATGGATGATGTGTATCAGTTTTTTAACTTATCACTTTTATCCACAAGAAACAATGGAAAAGATGTTTACTATAATCTTCCAAACAACAAGAAGAAAATGCTTACTATTCCATTTGGTGAAGACCCCAATTTTATTGTAGCATCATTTATGAAAAGTGATGATGGTTTAGAAGTGTATAAGCTTTTGAAAAACAAGATAAAGTAATATAAATACAACTAACTGAAAATTAGCTACCTCAAAAGGGTAGCTTTTTTTTTATATTATAGTAAGGTTTTAAAAAAAATAAGGCCTCTTTTTTTTTGCTATCTTTGTGAAAAGAATTAATTATGCCAATAAATGAAGTAAGAAATACTGTGTTAGCAATAGCTAATAAAAATAATTACGGATACATATCTCCACAAGATTTTAATCTTTATGCTTCTCAAGCGCAAATGGATATGTTTGAAGATTATTTTTATCAATATAATAATCAGTTAGTAAAAGAGAACCAAAGAACTTCAGGTACTGGATACGCAGATATAACAAAAGGTTTAGCGGAAGTTATTGATACTTTTTATGTGGATACACCTTTATTAAACTCTGCAACAACGCAGTTGGGTGGTATACAAACTAATTTATACACACTGCCAGCTGATTATTATTTAATTAATAAGATGATGGTATACACAAAAGAATTAGCTTCAGGCGTTACCACTTCGACCAATGGCGGCGCTGTGGCGGTAAACGACACTACAGCGGACTTTATTGCGGCAGGAGTAGCGGTAGGAGATATAGTTTCTACTATTACAAATGGAGTGGTTTATAATACTGTAATTTCACAAGTAGTTAGCGCGACTAATCTTTTAGTGTTTGCAACAACAGGCGTACAAGTATGGAATGCTGTGGGGAAAACATACAACATATATTCAGCTAATGATGTTATGGATGCTGAACGCGTTTCACAAGCTAAGATAACTATGCTAAATAATTCTATATTAACGAAACCAACTTTAGGATATCCTGCATATACTCAAGACGCTTTAGTCGCTCAAGCTTTTCCTATCACAATAAATAAAATAGGACAACTTACATCACAGTATGTTAGGTATCCATTTACACCAAATTGGACTTATGCTACTTTGCTGGCTGGCGAACCTTTGTTTGATCCAACTGCAGCAGATTATCAAGATTTTGAACTACCTTTATCAGATGAACCTGCATTGATTGCAAAAATATGTCAGTATGTAGGTATAGAAATAAGAGAGGCTGACGTTTATAATTTTGGTACTCAAGAATTACAACAAGAACAAATAACACAAGGATAGATGGCATATATAAACGACTACGCGTATTACGCAAACTCAGGAGCAACTCCAACTAATTCAAACTGGGGATCATATCAGTATGTTTCATTAGCAGATATAGTTAACAACTTTATGTTAATGTATCAAGGAAATCATGAGCTAATAAATAACATTGAAAGATATCAGATATTATTTCACGCTAAAAGAGGAATACAGGAATTAAATTATGATGCAATGAAGGAGATAAAAATTCTTCAATTAGACATCACACAACAATTAAGATTTGTATTACCACAGGATTATGTAAATTGGGTTAGAATTTCTCAATTTAAGAACGGTGGTTTATATCCTTTGTCAGAAAACATACAAACAAACTGGTCTTCTTCTTACTTACAAGATAATCAGTCTAATGTTTTGTTTGATGAAAATGGAAACGTTTTAAGACCACAGGATTCACAGCTTGATTTGTCAACTATTTTAAGAGGAAACAAAAGTATTTATTTAAATCAAAACAGTCAATACAATGGAGCTGAAGGATATAACTATGAAGGCGGCTGGTATTTTGACTACCCTATAGGATCACGTTTTGGCTTGAACACTGAGACTGCAAATGCAAATCCTACATTCACTATTGATAAACAATCTGGTGTAATTAATTTTAGTAATATATCAGGAGCTGCATCAGTTGTTTTAGAGTATGTGTCGGACGGAATGAAAAATGGTGTAGACAGTGAAGTACAATTAAATAAGTTATTTGAAGAGTATATATATGCTTACATTAGATATTCTATTTTAAATGGTAGATTAGGAGTTCAGGAGTATGTCGTAAATAGAGCAAGAAAAGATAAATCTTCTTTACTAAGAAATGCAAAAATACGTTTAAGTAATATACATCCTGGAAGACTTTTAATGAATTTAAGAGGTCAAAATAAAATTATAAAATAATATGCCAATAGTTACAACAAATTTTATTGCAGGTAGAATGAATAAATCTGTGGATGAAAGACTTCTTCCACCAGGTGAATACATTGACGCTATGAATGTTCGTTTAGGATCTACTGAATCTACTGAAATAGGAGCTGTAGAGAACTCAAAAGGAAACGAGCAACTAACTACAATACAATACAATGGAGTTCCTCTAAGCTCTTCTGCTGTCTGTATAGGAGCGTATGAAGATGGTGTTAGGGAAAATATTTATTGGTTTATTCATGATGGTTCAAACACTCAAAACCCTAAAGGGGTAGTTGATTTAGTGGTTTCTTATAACACTACAAATGAGATAGTTAATTACCACGTAGTAACAGTAGATTTATTGAATTTTGATCCTAAGTTTTTAATTACAGGTGTTGATTTAATCGAAGACCTTTTGTTTTGGACTGATGATAAAAATCCTCCAAGAACAATAAATATAAATAGAAGTTATGCAGAGCCTATTTCAAACGTAGATCAAATTGTAGAGGAAGATATATCAGTGGTTGTAAAACCACCTGGTTTTGAAAGTGCTGTAGGGACACATGTTCCATTGCCAGCGCCAACAATAAATTTTTTAAATATTGCAGGAAACCAAAACTATATTGAAAACAGATTTTTATGTTTTGCTTACAGATATAGATATGATGATGGTCAATACAGTGCAACATCTTTATTTACAAATCCAGCATTTGTACCTAAGCCTTTTCAGTTTAGTACAAAAAATTATTGTAATGATGGAATGCTAAATCTTTATAATGGTGTAGAGGTTAAATTTTCTACAGGTAGTTCAAGAGTAAAAGAAATAGATTTATTATTTAAAGATACAAACTCTACTACTTTAAATGTAATTGAAAGATTTAAGAAAGAAGATTATGGCTGGGCAAATAACACAAATAAAACCTACACATTTACTAACAATAAAATATATACAGTATTAGGTAATGATGAATTACTAAGACAATATGACAATGTTCCAAGGTTAGCAAAAGCTCAAACCATACAAGGAAACAGATTGATGTATGGTAATTATGTAGATGGATACAATATAACAAGACCAGATGCGGATGGAAATAACATTGCTATTGACTATAACACAAGTTTAGTTAATACACTTTTAGGTTTTTCTGAATTACCTTTTGGCTTACTAAATAATGGTGAAACATATACAATAGATCCTAATCCAGGACAGAGCGAAAACATAGAGAACTCTAAAGTTACAATAGACTTAACATTGATAGCTGATAAATTAAATGCTAATGCTTTGATAGGATTGACATTTGATTTTGATAGTGATAAAAGAGTTTTCTTTCCGTCTAACACTACTGCAGCTACAGAAAATGTTAATTTTCAAAACCAACCATTTACTCTTAATGTAAATATAACTTTAGATCAAGACTATGCAACTCCATATGATTTTTTTAATAGCCCTCTGTTTGCAGAACGTATTGGAACTATTCTTAACACAAACTTTGAACCTATTGCTACAGCAGATCAAGGAAACTCATTAACAGATTTTTTTAATAATGAACTTTCTTCTCCAGCCATAGGAACATATCCTTTTGTTAAACACAATAGTAGTATTACAGACGCGACTAATCAGCAAGGTTTTACACTTTCTAATTTTGCTCCAGGATCAAATACGTGTGACATTCAAGTAATTGCTATGGCTTTTCAGAGTACGGATTTAACTAATCCCTCTTCTCCAGTAGTAACTACGCTATATGAATACTTTAGGTTTGTTAGTGTTCAAGGGTCATTTAATACAGATTTAGATACAGGTAGTTTACATAGTGATCGTGATTTTGAAACAGGTATTGTTTATAGCGACGAGTATGGAAGATCATCTACAGTTTTAGTTTCTGAGTATAATACTGTTTATGTAGAGCCTGGTAATAGTGTTACAGCAAATAGTATACAAGTAGCTATATCTTCAAGGGCGCCTTATTGGGCAGAACGATATAAGTTTGTAGTGAAGCCGAGTAAGGGAGGTTATGAAACTATTTTTTCTAACTTTTATTATATTAGGCCAAGTGATAATATGGTGTTTTTTAGGCTTGAAGGTGACAACGCAAACAAAGTTCAAAAAGGACAAACTCTTGTGGTTAAGGCTGACGTTAGTGGTGCTTTAACAAGAGTAGAAAAATGTGAGGTTTTAGAAATAAGTGCAGAGCCATCTAATTTTTTAAATGACGTAAATGAATATGGTGAAGACTCTTTTCAGCTTAAAGGTCTTTACATGTTAATTAAAAATCAAAATTTTGACATTGTTATTCCAGAGGATTCTATTATTGAGTTTGGACAGATAATAAAAAGGAGTGCTGTAAGAGGATGTACAAATGCCAGAAAAATTGGTTATAAATGTTTTACTACAGATCCTGATACAGGTGTCACTACAAACTATGAAGTTCCAGGAGGTTCAGTTATTAGAATAGAAGTAAGAATGTTTCGTAATGATACATTTAATGGAAATAGCTGTGAAGAAAGAGAGTGGAAGTGGGAGCAAGAATATATTGCAAGTAGAGATTATGTTGACATGAGAAGATGGTGGGTTGGAGATAATATAAACCCATCACTTGGATTACCTGGAAATATCTCAGCAGAAACAGATATAATAAATGATACTACTTTAGCAACTCCATACTTTAGTGGTAACAGTGTTGCAAATAATATGGCGTGTACAACTTGGGCTGTAACATTTCAATGGATACAAAATAGTAGTCAAGGTGTTAATGACCCCTTATACTTAGGCGTTTCATCTGGAGTAAAAGGGTGTAATAGACCTTTTAATCCTGACAGAACTTCTGATTTAGAAGTTGAGCTTATAGTTTTTAGAGCAAACACATTAATGGTTTTTGAAACAGAACCAAACGATGCAAATGCTGAATTATATTATGATGCATCTCAATCTTTTCCTATATCTCAACCTGATGGATTTCATATGTCTGGAACTAATTCAGATTTAGGAGACCAAAATCAAACTGCTTCACAAGATGCTGTAATAAATTTAAATTTTATAGATTGTTATACTTTTGGAAATGGTGTTGAAAGTTTTAAAATAAAAGATCAGTTAGCTGGAAGACCTTTTCAATTAGGTCAAAGAACATTAGCTGTATCTAATCAAGATTTTAAAGAAGCTGATAGATTTGAAGGTATAACATACAGTGGAATCTATAGTAGCAATAGTGGTGTTAATAACTTAAATGAATTTAATTTAGGTTTAGTAAACTTTAAAGATTGTGAAACATCTTTTGGTCCTATACAAAAAATGCATCCAAGAGAAACTGACATATTAGTTTTACAAGAAGATAGAATTACTTATGTTTTGTCAAGTAAAAACTTAATAAGTGACAGTACAGGTGGGGGTGTTATTGCATCTATTCCTGAGATATTAGGAACTCAAATTGCACGTATTGAAGAATATGGTATTAGTTATAACCCAGAAAGTTTTGTTTCTCATGGTTATGATATGTTTTTTACTGACGTAAAAAGAAGTGCTGTGTTAAAATTAAGAGGTACAAGCAGAAACAACGATTCTTTAGAAGTAATTTCTGATATGGGAATGAGGTCGTGGTTTAGAGATGAATTTCATAACTCAATACAAACGCAGAAATTAGGAGGATATGATCCTTATATGGATGAATATGTTTTAGGAATGAATTGTAACGAAGTTCCTTTACCACCAGAGATTTATCAATGTGGATATAAACTACAAAGAAATAATTTAGCTGTTGGGGCGTCTAATGCAATTGTTAGTAATATAAATTATGGATTATTAATTGGTACAGCAGGATTTAATTATAACGTTACTGCTGGTTCAATAATTATTTCTGTACTATGGAATGGAACAACAACAACAAGTTCAACGCTAACAGGTTCTGGAACATTTACATTTGATAAAACTTTAAACAGTCCTTCTAATGCAGAAGTAACGATCACAGCTGTATCAACAGCATCGTTTGTTGTAACAGCTAACTGTGTTGAATCAGAGTCTATAACGGTTGTAAAAGTAGTTATGAACTCTCCAAATGAAAGTGGAGAATTTATTCATGCTGAATATTTTTGGGAGGATAGTGTAAATATTAGTCCAGTAGATTCAGATTTAGCAGAGTTTGGTAATGATAATTTAACAGCATCTTACTATGACACACAAGTTGGAGTAAGATCTTTAGGAGTTTTTCCATATGATGGTATTGATTTAACAATCAGATCTAATAAGATTAATTTTGATACATATGACTGGAATTATCCTAACGATAATTTTAAATATTTATCAAGCAATACCTTATACTCTAATAACCAGGCTGATATAGCGTCGTTGTTAGCAGCTGCAACTACAGTGCCAGACAGTTCGGTAACCAATCCATCTGCAGGCCTGTATCAAACAACTATTAGTAGTTTGTCATTACCTACTGCAAATCAATATTTGTATTTAATATATGATTACAGATTAGTTAGCTGTCAAGAGTTTTGTTATGACGCAAGTTCAGCTGCATCAGCATGCTGTGACTGTGCGTTTACATACACCGCTTACCCAAGTAGTACTGTGTTTACCGTAGAAGCAAACGTTTGTAACCAACCATTAAATGCTACATACTATCATTCAGGTAGCGGAACTTTGCCAGCATATGGAGATTTTGTATATTATGCATCAGATGGTGCAGTTGGTAGTAATTTAGGAGTAGGACTATATAAGGTAAGTGCAACAGATTATATAACAGTTAATCAATTTGGCTTAGTTACTGCGGTAACTACATGCCCATAAATAAAATAATAAATGGCAGCATTAGGAACATATTGTTTTGATGGATTAAATTTTTCACAAGCTACGGCTTTGTATACAGATTCAACATTAACAACCCTATCTCCTGACGGATGGTATTCTCAGGGAAATATTATAAGACAACAATTAAATGGTGTGCTGTTAAATGCACAACCTTGTGGAGAATGCTTGGTTCCTTGTGGATCAGGTATCAATGCTTCTTTTAGTAGCAATGGATTCTTTAGTGCAGATATTGACTTAGCAAGTGATACTGGGGCAGTAGTTTTATATTTTTATATGGGTTCTTCTATACCTGATGGTGTTTTAGCTACATATAACTCTAATACATACAACAGACTTACTTGTCACGGAAACCACAATACTGATACTATCGTTGATGGAGCTAATAATCAAGTTGATTATGCAGGTGTATTTAATCAAGGCACTGGAAGAATTACTTATGTTGGAAATAGTAATCCATCATTATTAAGTGATTCGCCTTATAATAATACACCATCTGGTTCTTGTACATCAGGTGATAAGCCTCAGAATTATACATATACTGGATCCGCGTATGTTGCTCAAGGGACTTTTGAAACAGTAACTGTAGCTTCAAACGAAATTGGAGTTAATCCAGGAACAGCGAGTAAAGTTTTTACAATGGTTGTTCCTAAAACTTCAGCGGCAGTAACTTCAATAAACCTTTTAATTGCTGCGCCTATGTGTGGTACATTTTTTAAATGGGAGGTAGATTGTCCAGTGTCTTTACCAAGTTTTTATGCATCAGCGTCTCAAAGCACAACAGCTTGTGCAACATCGACAACAACATACTATTTTGCAAGAAATGCCGTAGGAACATCTAATGTGTTTACGGTAGACACAAATATAATTCCAAACGTGGGTAACTTTGTTTTTACAAATTCAGACGGATCTACATATTTAAATGACACGTCTCTTTTACTTTATTACATAGTAGCTGGAACGACTGCAATAGGTGTACGAAATGGAGTTGTTGTTTCATCTGTGGCTTGTTCAGGAGGTTCTACTGGATCTAATATAGTTATTGAAGGTTGCGAAACAGGAAATATAGAAAACGCAGTAAACACATACAACAACGTTCTTGGAGACGTTATAGAAATTCAGACTGGTACTCCAGGAGCAGGAGCAGTGTATTGTGGTACTGTCATTTCAGTAAATCAACCAGGGCCTGCAACCTCAACTGTTTTAAATGGACAGGCAAGACCAGGGTGTAACGATACAATACATTGTTTACAATAATAAAAATATATATTATATGAGTTTAAATTGCGAGTCATACACATTATCATACAGCGAAACATCTAAAGGGTGGCCGTCGTTTTATTCATTTAACCCTGACTTTATGATAGGGATGAATAGTTACTTTTATAGTTTTAAAGGAGGTAATATATGGAGACATAACACTGGAGCTAATCGTAATACTTATTATGATCAATTTAGAAGTGCTACTATAAAAAGTGTTTTTAATCCTGAGCCAACACTAAGTATAAAATTATTTAAAACATTATCATATGAAGCCACTACAACTGTGGATGATACTAATCAAGCAAGATGGGAATGTACAGAGTTGTTTACTGATTTGACAGATGGCAACCCAGGATCTATGTTAGACACTTATTTTGAAGAGAAAGAAGGAGAGTGGTTTAGCTATCTTAGAACAAATTCTGGAACAGTAAACTGGAAGCAAAGATCAGCTAATGGCGTAGGTGTATGTACTAATGTAAGCGGTCCAAACACTGCTGTTGTGGTTACATTTTCAACTCCTATTGGATCAATATTAAATATTGGAGATAATGTTTATGCCGCTACTCTGACAGCTGGAGTTGCAACAACACAGCCTATTTTAGCAGGAGTAGTTACTGGTAAAACATCTACAACGATAACAATAGATAGTTCGTCAGCATCTGCTACAACGCCAACGATTGGACAGTTTATAATGTTTATAAAAAATGCTGTAGCAGAGTCTCATGGAGCAAGAGGATATTATTTAGAATTTAAGCTTAAGAATGACTCAACAGACCCAGTAGAACTGTTTTCTGTAGGTAGTAGCGTCATGAAAAGTTATCCATAGAAATTTGCTATCTTTGTTATTAAATTATATTTAATGGAATTTAATATACGAAAGCTTGAAGAAAAGGATTGGGACACATTAGTGTCTTGGTGGGATGAGTGGCCAGATTGGCAAAATCCTCCAAAAGATTTTTTACCAGATAATGGCACAGGCGGTTTGATGGTAGAGAAAGATGGCACTCCTATTGTTGCGGGATTTATGTATTTTACAAACTCTAAGGGAGTTTTATTAGAGTGGATTGTTTCTAATCCTTCTTATAGAGATGACGACAGGCAGGATGCTATTGAGTTTTTAATTTTAACATGTGAAGAATACATAAAGGCTAATGGCAAAAAATATATATTCAGTATTGGTAGAAATAAACATTTAATAGATACTCACAAAAAATTAGGGTATAACGTAGATACAAAAGTGTCTCATGAAATAATAAAAAAAATATAGTATGGCAGCAGCAACAGCAATAGCAGCAACAGGGGTTTTAATTAGTGCCACTTCTGCTGGTATGAGTTTTTCTCAAGCAGCAAAAGCAAGAAAGCAAGGTGAAAAAGCACAGAAAGCAAGTAAAGAATTAATGAAAGAGGCAGAGCGTAAGGCCGAAGTTGAGTTCATGCAAAAGTTAAATGTACCTTTAGATGCTTATGGAAGAGAAGAGCGTCAAATTATACAAGGTCAACAACAAAACATACAAGCACTTCAGGAAGGTGATTCTCGTAACTTAGCAGCAGGAGTTGGTATTGTTGGAGCAGGTGCTACTGAGTCAGCTGAAAACTCACGTATTGCGTTTGGTAAAGAATTATTTGATTTACAAAAAATGCAAGTTCAAGAACAGTCTGATATTAATCAAGACTTAAAAGATTTTAAAGTTGGGGCAGCAGCAGATCAACAACAAATATCAAGAGATTCTGAAGAAGCTTCAGCAGCAGCAATGCAGCAAGGCGTTGCGTCAGTTGGGCAAGCAGTGCAAGGTGCTGCAGGTATGGTTTCATTATTTCCTCAAGGTGCAGCAGACAGACGAGCTTCTAAAATGGCAGATGGTTTAGATCAATCTTTATTAAAAACAACATCTGTAAACCAACCAGGTACAACAGCTGAGGGGATGAAAACTTATGCAGATCTTTCAGATCCAAAAAGCGCAAATTACGACATGAACAAAGCGGCGTTATTTGCTCCAACTGTAACTCAACCTTTAGGAAGAAATCAAGTTATAGCAAGATTACAAGATGGAAGGTTTTCGCCTGAGCAATTAAAAGGGTATAGAAAAACTGGCATATATGATCAAGCTTTTTATGACATTTTAAACAGATAAAAGATATGGCGGAAGATACATCAAGACCTTCAGGGGCAAATAAATATTCTATATATGCTCAAAGAAGTGTAGATAGCACTCAAATGGACTGGAACGCAGCGTCCAAAGAATTAGTGACTGGACTGCAAACCATACAGGCAGATAGAGCTGCTCGTAAAGCTGCGATTGAAGAATCTACTCAAAACGCCATAGAACAGTTAAGCAAGGTTCCAGAGACTGGAACTCAAGATGCTGCATCTTTACTGATAAACGGTTCAAGTATGTCTGTAAAAGGTATACAAGAACAAAACAATTTATTAAAGCGTGGTTTAATTAGTCCTTCAGATTATAAGCTGTATATGCAGCAACAAAAAAATGGCTATTCAAGTTTAAGTACAGCTGTAAAAGGATGGGATGACTGGGCTGTTAAAGCAAAAGAAAGATTACAAGCTGCAAAAGATGGAGGTGCAACAGCTTCTGAGCTGGAAATATTTTCAAATTTATCTGTTGAAGCTTTAGGTAATTTAAGAAATAAAAAACTATGGTCTAACCCTACTAATGGTAAAATGCAGTTAGTAACAATGGGTAAGAATTCAAAAACTGGCTTGTATGATGTAATGCCTGATTACGAAAAAAGAAAACAAGACTATCAGAATCCTAATCAGATAATGAACTTTATGAAGTTTGAGCAAGATAGAGTTGATGTTGATAATTTGGCAACTGCTCAAACTGCTCAGATAGCAGATATTATAAAATCTGCTGTTGATAAAGCTAATAAATATTCTGTATTAAATGGAGGAGGTCAAGTTACTTCTGTGGAAGATTTTAGGAATTTAGGAGATTTTGGTAAGGACTTAAACGGAGACCCATTAACTTATGATATGTGGAAAGTAGCACAAATAGATGCTATGGTTGGAGCGCCTGGAGAATCGGACAACATGAATGCTGCTCAAGTTTTAACTAACTCAGGTAATTTTTTCTTTGCAGAAACAGAAAGTCAATTTAAAGAAAAATATCCAAAAGTAAGTCTTGATAAAATGATTAAAGTAGATATGAGTTCAGGACAACCAGTTCCTGAAATGACTGCTGCTCAAATAACACAAGCTCGTAGGCTTGCTGATATAGCTGTTGAGTCGCAGGTTAATCATATAGAAAAAATGTCTCAAGGTTTTTCTGGTCAACAAGAACAACAAGCGACAGGCACAACTATTGGAAACAATAATTTAAAGAGACAAAGAAAAGGGTATTTTAATGATATAAATGACATTATTACTGTGACTGGTCAAGACGCAACTATGGTTGCTGAAGATAGAATAACAGACATGAATCAGCAGTTTTTAAATTCTAACAATGCTACTGACAGAAATACTAAAATTATTTCTATTGATAGAACTGGACCAACAATTATTATTACTAAAGAAATTAGTGGTCGAACTGTAACAGAAACTATAGATAAGTATGGTAAAACCAATGGTCAGATAGATACAACTAAACCTTTAGAGACTGAGATTATTGCAAAAAAATTATATAGAGAAATACTTCCAAGAGAGGTTGTTAGAAACATGTCGTTTGATGAGTTAGTTCAGTCTGATCCTAATAATAAATGGACACCAAGATTTATAAATGGAGCAGCAAATCCTTTATGGAAAGGTGATGAAGAATTTGGAACAACAAGAAACTTCCAGCCTATAAATACTTATAACTCAGATAATGCTTTTGTTGATTCAACTATGACAACTACAATGAATTCTGAATTTGCAGCTATACCAGATGAAACTGATAATTTCTTAAAGGCAGCTCCAGTTGTTAAAAAAGCATTTACAAAAGGACTGGAAAAACTGGAAAGAAACTTTGGTTCTTCATTAGGAGTTACAGTATCTACAAACGATACGTCTGGAGCAACAAATGATATTATAGTACAATACAAGGATCCATCTACAAATCAAAACGTAAGTAAAACTTTCAGGTATGATGCTGATAACACCTTACTACAAAGTGAAGTAGATGCAGAAATAAATAAAATTATAAACGCATATAATACTAAAAATGCAGGCTCAACCAATACTGGAGGTTTACCGCCATCAGATATTAGATTAAAAGAAAATATTAATTTAATAGGAAAATCTAACAGTGGAATAAATATTTACAGCTGGACTTATAAAGAAGGAGTTTATGAAAAAGGTGTTTTCACAGGTGTTATGGCGCAAGAAGTACCATGGGCAGCTGTACCAGTAGGAGATTATCTTCATGTAGATTATGGAAAGGTAGATGTACAATTTAAAAAAATAGGATAAGATGAATGAATATTTAGTAGAATTATATAGCTGGCTTGATACAAATTATGCTTATTCTGGAAGATATACTTTTGATGATTTTCAAAATAACATGCAAGAGGATGATTTTGCGTTAGAAATGTATTCGTGGTTAACTGGTGTAGATAAAACTTTTACTGAAAGAGAACCTTTAGATGTTTGGTCTGAAAAAGTTAAAGTAAAAAAAAAAGTCGATTTACAAGACCAGCTTTCTGCTGGGGTGGAGGAAGCTATGGAATCAGAACAGAACGATGGCGATTCGGATTCTTCACAATTAAATACCAACACAAATCCATTAAACAACGAGAATCCTCAAAATGGTACTAATCAGCCAGAGGTTGATGAACCTTTAGCTCCAGAAGAGTCTGCTTTAGCACAAGCAACTATTGCAAACCAAATAACAACAGAATCTTCAATTAATAATCAAGAAGTTTCTGAAGATAAATTTAATGAATTTGTCGATGCTAATAATAAAATAAATCAACAAACTGAAGATCCTTTTACAAACTCAATGCGAGCTGTTAATCAAGATTTGATTAGCGGATCTGAAGAACAAGCAGTGCCTTTATTAAATTATCATTTTAATCAGTATGGTTTTAATTTTGAACCTACTGATATGATGGGTGATGGAATGAATGTTACGTCAGCAAATGGTGAAAGTCTATACGTTGATTTAGATAATTTTTTTAGTTCAAATGATGCAGAAGAAGGAACGGCTTTACAGGCTTTTTTAGAAAAAAATAAAGCAGACAGCAGAAGATTAAGTTTATTAGAGAACGGATATAGTGATTTAGAAAGAAAAATATTTGACAGAGAAGATATTGATGCTTCAGTTTCTGTATTAAATACACAAGCAAATTTATTTAACAAACAAGTCCAGTCGTGGCTACAAGCAAAAAATTCTTTAGATGTAGAAGGCGCTCAATTTAATAACTTAACTCAAGAACAATTAAACCAACCAGGTACACGAGAACTGTACAATAATTATATAGCAGCAAGATCTCAAAACAACAAAGAAAGAGCAAGGATAATAGCTCGTGATAATGACTTAAAAACTCAAGGCTATACTTTAGACCAAACAATGGGTAGGTATACAGAAATGCAGGCTAAAAGAGGTCAGCTTTCTGGTGCAACTTTAGATAATATTTGGAATGGTGTTGGTCGACAATTATCTGGTGCTTATAGTTACATTGTTGATGCAGCCGCATTTGGTGGAGAATATGGAGGTGCTGGTGAAAAAGCATTCAATAGACTTTATCAAGACACTGCATTAAAAATGTTTGGTATAAGAAAACAGTTAGATAGAATTGAAGGAGATGAATTTGATGGATATAAAATGTCTTTAACTGAAGAGCAACAAAAAGAAGTAGATACTAAAACCAGAGATATACTTGCAAAACAAGCTAAATTTGACATATATGAATGGCAAGAAGATGGAGGTGCTAAAATTAAAGAACTTGCAGGTGGAGGTCGTTATTCTGATACTGCAATGGCAACTAATATTAGTGATGTAAGTTCAGGGTCTATAGTAAAAACTTTAAGAACAGCTCCAGAAGAGGTTTTAGGTTCAGCTTCCACTACAACTGAATATAGCGATTTAATGAAAGAAGGATTTTGGGGTGGCGCATATTTAGGTTTAATGGAATCTTTGCCAGCAATGGCAGGAGCTGCAGGTCCAGCTGGATGGGCGCAAAGAACAACTGCTATGTTTATGCAGGTCAGTGATCATTTAAATGAAGAAATGTTTAATGATCCTGATTTTGAAAATATTTCAGAAAAAGAAAAATTAGCTATTGCATTACCATTAGGGACAGTAGTTGCAGTTCTCGAATCAGTAGGATTGAGAAATGTTGTTAAACAAAAAGGTTTAATGAATAAAGTTCTTTTAAAGGCTTTAGGTAAATACAAAGGTTTAAGGCAAGTACAAGGAAGAGGTTTTCAAGACGTTGTAAGACAAGAGGTTGACAACATGATATCACGTGGTGTTCTTACTATTGCAGCTGGTGGTGTAGCTGAATTTGAAACAGGTGCAGCACAAGAAATAGCAGACATATCTGCTAAAGCTATATATAATAATATTAAAGACGCTAATATGTTTCAAACTCCTGAATCATTTAGAGAAGGCTTTAATCAAGTATTAAAAGCTGGCGCACAAGAAATGGTTGGTGGATGGATAATGAGTGTCCCAGGAGCCATGTCAAACGCAGCAGCTTCAAAAGACTTTACGAGATTAGATAATGGTGTCTTTGAGGTTTTTGAAGATATGGTTGGAGACGGCACTTCTACTAAGCTAATAGATGTTCAGTTAAAAAACAAAATAAATAGCGGAGAACTAACAGTTAAACAAGCTAAAGAACAGCAAGATATATTTAACGAACTAAAAGGAGTTTATAATCAAATACCAAGTGACTATACAACAGATCAAAAGAAAATAGCTTTAGGTCTTTTATTAAATAAACAAAAATTAGAGCAAAGTATTGCTGGTAAAGACCCATCGTCTGTTAAATCAATTCAGGACAAAATAGACGATATCAATACAACTCTTGAGAATATAGGAAGAGATGCGTTGGCAGCTACTGAAAGTCCAAACTTAGGTAGAGTTGAAGATGAAGAGAAAATAATTACAGAGGAAGATGCTGCTGTTTCGTTGAAAGAACAGGGAATAGAAAACCCTACACCAGAACAAATTAAAACCGAACAAGATGCCTTACAAAAGCAAAGCACAGAGAGCCTGGATGCACAAGAATCTTCCAGAAGTAGCGAAGAGGTGGGACAAAGAGTACCCGACAGCCAGCCTACCCAACAGAGCCAAACCGAAACCGAAACTCAAAACAGGGAGAAGACCGAGGAGGAAATAGATCCTAATGAGGCCTCTGATTTTGAAGCTTTAGTTGATCCAGAGTCTAAAGTTGAATCAGATATAGATAACCTTCCAGGTAGAAAACAAACAGTATCTAATGACAAAGGTGTTGATGTTGATATTCAAGTAAATGAAGAAGGTCCAAACCTGTCTTTTACTAAAAAAGGAAAAACAGAGCAAGAGAATAAGTTTTCTAATCAAGTTTTAAAACAAGCAAAAAATGCTGCAAAAGCAATATCAAAAATATTTCCTAACTTAAAAATTGTAGTACATAGAGACAACGAACAGTATCGTAAAATAGATGCTGATAATGATAATGGAATGTACCAGCCAAAGGATAATACAATTCATATTAATTTATCCAAAGCTAACGGTAGGACTGTTGCTCATGAAATATTCCATGCTGTATTATTGAATAAGTTAAAAATGAATGATAAGGTAGCACAAGTTGTTACAAAAAAAATGGTTCAAGCATTATCACGTTCTAAAACTTTAGATAAAGCCACAAGGACTGAACTAAAAAAATTCATTAAAAACTACGATTCTGAAATACAAAACGAAGAAAATTTATCTGAAATTGTAGGAATGATTGCTGACAACTATACGTCATTAGATGTTAGTTCTAAATCAGTTGTGAGAAAATGGGTTGAAAAGATTGCCGCTGGACTTGGTATTGAAATAGGTCAGTCGGAAGCAGATGTTGTAGAGTTGCTAAATACTATTGCTCGAAAAACTAAAACTGGAGAACAAATTACTGAAGGAGATCTTAAAGTAATAGATGATTTTAAAGGAGGTAAAAAAGTTGAAAATCCAGCTGATGCTTTAGCAAGAAAATCAGTAGGTGGTTTTGAAGTTACTTATACTCAACAAGAGAGTATTGCAGATATGATGAAAGCTGGATTAATTACTCAGCCTCAAGATATATCTTTTATGCAAGGTCAAGAGGTTACCATTACAGCTCCTGATGATATGTTAGCTGGGGAAATTAAATATAATAATAAAGTTATATTTGAAGGAGAAGGAGGAGTATTTTTTGTTACTAAGTTTGGAGATGTGTGGGCTTCTGGAAAAGTAGGAACTGCAAATACTATAAAGAATAGTTTAAATAAACAGTTAGAAAACAATGGAGGCAAGGCATATTTAGTTTTAACTAAAGGAACAGATGCTAAATTAGTAAGTAGTGCTTCAGGTGTTAATTCAACATTAGCAATACTAAACACCATGTTAGATAATAATTTAATTAGTCCTTCAATGTTTAGATCAGCAGTATCTATAGCTGTTAAAAAAGCTCAAGGAAAAATTAATTTAAGACAAAGTGCTAAAGATTTAAAAACAGATATTAAAAAATATTTTACAAACCCTAACACAAGTACTTTTGAAAAAAGAGGTTTTGTAGTGAAAGATATTGTTGGAGAAATAGCTAAAAATTTACCAAAAGAAAGTCAAGCTGCTATAGCTGAATTTTTAGGTGGTGATGTAAATAAAAATGTTGGTGTAGGTAACACTAAAAAAGGAGTCAAAGGGCCAGGTTCACAATCTCTTGTAGATTTAATTGCTAAAGTTGCTGCTGAAAAACTAACTAAAGGTTTAAATGTAGGCGATGTATACGCTGCAATAGAAATAAATAGTGAGGTTGAAGTTAATGAAGATTCTCATCCAAGCTATCCATTTCATATTTCATTAAAAGATGGGTCAAAGCCTGTACTACATTTATTTAAAAACAGACAACCAGGAGGAGAAGTTTTAGTACAGAAGTCTGGAAAACCTTACGCTGTAAGAAACGTAAGTGTGGTTGCTGGTGAAGTAATATCTCCTGAAACAGAAGTTTCTATTGAATCAGAAAGTAAAGTAGAGGCTCCAAGTGTAAGAAAACAAAAGTCGGATGCAGAAAAGTTAGGTTTGCTTTTTAAAATGAATCTTAAAGGGTTTATGCCAAACACTATACCTCTTGGTGAACTACAAAGATCAGCAAGAAGATTAGGTTTAAGAGTAGAAAGAGCTATATATAAAGAAGGGTATAAAAAAGGTCAAGTTGCTGGATATTATTTTTCTGATGGTGTTACTCAAAATGGTAAACCAAGATTTTTTAACCCAAGAGCTGGTGTTAGAAAACAACAATCAATGGGTGAAATAGGAAGAGAAAATAAAAGTCCAATTGATATTATAAAAATAGGTAGAGAAAATAATATTAAAGACAATACTATTGTTGATTATCTAAAAAGAAAAACAGGTCTTCTGATGAGAGACATAAAACCTTTAATGAAGGTAAGTAATTTTGTTCTTAAAAACGTACCCACTGTTTTTGGAAACATATCAGGAGGAATGACAGCTGGTGTCAAAGTGTTTAATAAAATATATGAATTCAGAAAAAATTTATTAGACAATAACTTAACTCCAACTGGTAAAAAAATATCAAAACTCAATGAAAAAATTGATGAGCAGAAAGCTAATCTTTCTCAAGGAGATTTATTTGATGCAAAAAAATCAGAAAAAATTGAAAATAAAATAAAAAAATTACAGCAAGAAATAGCTGTTATTCAACAAAAAGCCAAAAACACAAATAAAAAGTTTTACAAATTTACTCAACAAGAAATTGATAACAAAACATTAGATTTTTTACAGAGTCAACCTGAATATAGAGCTGAGTCAAACAACGGTGCATATAGCACTATGCAAGCTCAAATGACCTCACAAATGATGAACGCATTTGAGAAAGGAATAACTAAAGGAGATGCTTATGCAAGGATTAAAGCAGCACGTAAGTTGATAAAAGGAAGATCTACTGCTGATTTAAAAACTACACAACGAGATCTTAGAAACTTTATAAGACAATCTCTGCCAAGTTTTGTGTTTGTGAAACCAGAGGTTACTAAATTAATTAATAAGGTAACTAACGCCAATACAAAAAATATAGAAAATTTAAAAGAAGAAGTTTTAGAATTTGTAAACACCAGAACAAACAAAGAATTAACTAAAAAAATTAACGAAATATTAGAAGGAAAATATCAAGACACACAGTCAGGTAGAAAAAAAGGTTATAAAGTTTCAGACGAAATACGTGTACGATTAGAAAACATAAAAAAAGAAATAGGAAATGTTAACAGTAAAACAGATGTAACTGAAGTTGAAGATATGGTTCAACAATTAGAAAATAGAATATCTAAAATAGAATCTGAAACATTTCAAAATGAAAAGCAAAGAACTGATGTCGCTGATTTGAGAGTGGTTTTAAATTATTTTAATGCACAATTAAGTCCAGAGGTTACAGTTGACAAAACTCAAGATTTACAAGATGTAATAAACGATTTAAACAGTTTAGTTGATCAAGGTAAAACTGAAATGGAAGCTTCTTTACGAGCTAAACATTTACATTATGTTTCTAATTTTGAAAAAGCATTTTATGAAATTACAGGAACTAAAGTAAGTTTATATATTCCTAATCCTGAATACAATGAATTACAAGTAGAGTCTAAATCAAATCCAAAAGAAATAAAAAATCCAGATAGTGAACAAATAATTAGAGATTATGAAGCAATATCTACTGCACGAAAAAAGGGAGTAATAAATAGAGCTAAGGTTAAGTTTTCTCAATTGACAGAGGGAATGGTTGCTTTTGTTATAGGTAATAATGATTTATTAAATCTAATGTCTAAAATAGGTAAAATGCCTGGTGAATTATTTGGTGGTGAACTCCAAGAGATGGTTACATTTAAAATAGACGAATCGACCAATGACTATAAAGCTCGAAAAATGACTACGACTATGCTTATAAATGCAAAACTTGAAGAGATTTATGGCACAAAAAAATGGAGATCAAAATCTCAAAAAGATAGCATTCCTGCTCCCACAGGTATTCTTATGTCAAGTGGTGTAGAAATAGAAGAGCTTAGTCAAAATCAAATGGCATATTTAGTAAATCAATACAGAGACCCTGCAAATGAGGCTTCGTATGAAACTAAATATGGCAAGGATTATAAGAGAGTAATGGAAGAAATGGAAGCCTTACTAAACGATGAGGTTAAAGAAATAATGAAATGGCAAGTTGAAGAATTTTTTCCATCACTATATGAAGGATATAATGAAGTGTATAAAAAAGTATACAGAACAACTATGCCATGGAATGAACATTATGCAGGTCGTATATATAGAGAAGGTACAGACTCTGAAGTTGGTGGTGATGTTTTATCAAATGAAAAAGGAGCTTACAAAGGTATGGCTTCACCTGCTTCAACAAAAGTTAGATTAAAAAACAAAAAAGCTATAAAAAGTATGGACCAAATGGCCGCTTTAATGACTTATGTTAATGACATGAATTATTTTGCTGCTTTTGGTGAAAATTTAAATGACGTAAATAATATTTTTTCTAATCAAGATATACGAAAAGCTATAACAAACCAATATGGTATTGGTCCTATGAAGAGTATTGATACAATGATTGATACTTTATCTAAAAAAGGTGTTAGATCAGAATATGGAATGGACTGGATAAATAATGTGACTTCAGCGTTTGTTATAGGTAGATTATCTATTAATCCAACAATATTTATTAAACAGTTAACTTCAGCGCCAGCTTACGCTGTGCGTATTGGATTTAGAAATTGGATGAAATATGGAACTATGAAGTTGCCTGAGATGAAATCTAACTGGAAAGAAATTACCGATAACTCTATTTATATACAAGATAGATATGGTGAATCAATCTTAAGAACAATAGAAAGTTATGCGCCAGGTAAAGTTCAAACATTAGTTCCATCAGAAACTATGGGTGACATTGTTAATGTATTAATGTATTTAGTTAAACAAGGTGATAAAGGTGCAATTGTTATTGGCGGTGTTCCTAACTATGCTTTTTACAAAGACCAGTATAGAAAGAAAAATCCTACAGCAACTAATCAAGAAGTAATTGATTATGCAATAAAAATGTTTGAGAGAGACACAAAAACATCTCAGCAATCAAGTGATATACAAGATAAAGATCAATTCCAAACAGGTGGGGCTTTTAATAGAAGTTTAAATATGTTTTTGACTTCAGTAAAACAATACTTGAGAAAGGAAATGACAACAACACGAAATCTTTATAGAAAAATAAAGAGTGGCGGTAAAGAAGGAAAAGGTACTTATTGGGAAAATTTTAAAACTTTAGCCATGTATCATTCTATTTTACCAGTTGTATTCCAATTTATTTCAGCTGGTCTCCCTGGTGTTTTAGCTCCTTGGGAAGAGGAAGATGAAGAAACATTACTAAGAGCTGCGGCTTTAGGAAATTTAAATGGGTTATTTATTATAGGTAGTTTTGTTGAAGCGTTTGGAGATTACTTAACTGCTAAACCATGGACAGGACAAGATGAATCAGCTGTTCCTATACTAACAATAGGATTAAAGTTTTTTAGAGAACTAAACGAAGCTAATAGATTTAATGTAACTCCATTTGATAAAAACGGAAAACAAAGAACAGCTGAAGCTATTCAAAAAAGTAAAGCAGGCAAAGAAGCTGCTATAAAAAAAGCTTTTTGGAATGTGTCTAACGCTGGATTACCATTAATACAGTTAGATCGTTTAGTTAAAAATGCAGATGAAATATTAAGCGGAAAAGCTTCTGGTACAGAATTAATAATGAGAGCTTTGCAGTTTTCTGATTATCAAATTCTTTCTAAAGAAGAACGAGCAGATGCTAAGAAAACTACACGAAAACCAAAGGGTAAAAAGCTAACTAACAAAGAATTAGAAAGATATTTCCCAGAGCAATATGAAGAGAAAATGAGGTTACAAGAAGAATATAAAAACTCTGATATGTATCGTCAAAAACAAGAAATTAAAAGACAACAGAAAGAGCGAAGAGAACAAATGCTTGATGAAATGTATAATTAAAATGTATGGCATTTAACGAACACCTTTGTATGCTGCAAAGTTATAGAATTTTGACTGGCAAAGACTCTTTTAGCACGTTGCTGGAAGAGTTTGATGAAGTTGAATTAGTGTTCGACCCTACACGAGCTGTGATTGTAATGGATGATGATGTATACGATTTAGTTAGGTATTATTTTGAGTCCAGGGAAGACTATGAGAAGTGTGCTGAAATACATTGGGCCAAGTGTAAAGCTAAAAATTCTTAGAGAAATTTCTGCGTTCCGCTTCAAGTTTATAATATAAAAACGCTTGGAATCCATTTACGTGAGAGTCTGTTGGAAAAAAATATTTCCAGCCTTTAGACCTCCCTCTATTAATATAGTAAAAGAAAGCAACAGCAGTTTTACCTCCTGATTTAGAAAAATTAACACATGCACTATGGTCTGATGTTGGTATAATTTCTTCTACCGAAAAAGATTCGTTACCTATATTTCCTACTCTTTTAGTATCAGAGTATCTTTGTGCGATAGTTTCACAGAAATCCTGTAATTCTGTAGCTATTCCTTTATTCATAGCTTTTGTTGTAGTTTCTGTATCTTTAATAAAATTTTAGAAGACTGAGGTAATTTTTTGAGTCTTAATATTTCTTTTATAACAGAAAGTTTTGTGTCTGTTTTAGATTTCATCTGACAAAGATTTTATTAGCTCACTCATAGTCTGTATAATATTTTTAGCTTTTTTTTTAGCTGCCTCGTGATCCCTGTCCATTAAGTCTTCGTAAATATTATCAGTCAATGAATGCAAGTTGTTAGTCACATAGTTGATATGTGTAATAGCTTGAATATCATCAGCAGAAACAGGGTTTGACATTAATCTAAGGAATTAAGTATTTGTTTTCCTACAGCTGTATCTATTTTGCCAATGGCTTTATAAAGTTTTCTTGACTTGACTTTAGTTGCGTGTCGTTCTGTTTGTGTGGATTCTTTACCCATGTTTGTGTAAAGACAGCAGTCTATAAATAAAAGGGTATCAATTTTCTTTTTGTCAGACCAGGTTTTATAATTTAAAATTTTATCTATGTCTTCTACGCTATAATCCATTTAAATATGTATTTATTTTTCGTTCAAAAGCTGAAAATTTATTTCCTGTTCTATGTTCAATATCAGCGACCAGTTTATAGAACTTTTTATACTTGCCAGTGTAGTGACTTACTTCCTTCCTCAAGTCACTTAACTCCAAATTTAACTTTTTATTTTGATTTACGAGAAATTTTATTCTGTTTTTTAAATCAGATTCAAGTATTGAATCAAAGTTTTCAACATTTTCAAGCCAATTATTTACAATATTATTGTATGAAAATTGTATGTCAGGATCATATTTTATTATGTAAGGGAGCTGTTTTAGACTATGCAATACAGTTGCATGGTTTTTGTTGAAAACTTTTGCAATATCCATTAAGCTCATTCGCAAATGTTTTCGTAAAATATCGTATACAACAGCTCTTGCAAATACATACTCACGTTTTCGTGTATTTAATCTTGGGTCAAGTCCCAGCACTTCTTCCACATTTAGTATTATGGCCTCTATTGTTTTTTCTTTAAGAGATAATTTCATTTTATATATGATTTTAAATTTATTAAGTCTAAGTATTCATCAGATTCTATGATGTGAAAATCCGTTAGTGTAAGAAACTCCCCAGCAGACCTTAAAATTTCTATTGCAAAATATACTGGTTCATCTCTATGTATTACAACCCCACCAACCACGTATGTTGTAAGCTCATTTATAGGGTACTCTTTTAAGTTATTGTCTATATAATCAGATATAAGTATTTTGAGAGTTATATCGCTTAGTTCAGATAAAGAATCAATAAAATTATCTTCAACCTCATATCCTTTATCCTTTATATACTTCGGTTTTAAACCCATGCTTTTCTAATTCTTTTAATCTATATTTTTGTAGCTCTGACAAAACTCCTTTTGGTTTTTTTATTTCTGAAAAAAGCACGTCACAATTTGGAGGTAAAGCAATTAAATCAGGTATACCATTTTTATTTGTAAGTTTTAGTTTTATAACATAATAACCCTCTGCTTCAAGCTCTTTAATTCTTTTGTTCTGTATCTGTTGCTCTGTCATTTTTTTCCGTTTTGTTTCCAATCAATCCAAAATCCAACCGCAACCATAACGTGTAAAAATATAGACAAAGCGTATTCATATAGGTCATGCCAGGTGGCAAAATGTAAATGTACGTGTCCAATTATCCAAAAAGGTATCGCCATTTGTTGACTGTACCAAATTAAAAAAAATTTTATAAACTTCATACAGTAAAAGTATAGTTAAAATTTATTTAGTTTATTTCTGCTTAAAAAATATCCTTTTCCATGACCAAGGTCTTTAATGTTTTCAGGTTTTATTAAATCTTGTTTTTTTGCCCATCCAATTAAATGCACAATATTATATTGAACTACAGCAAGTACATAAATATCTACATCATTATTTACTTTTAATGTGGACAGTAAATTACCATCCATTCTGTTTGTAGACTTTACATCATACCTATTACCTTTATGTGTAACACCATCGCAGCTTCCACTTCTGACACTTAATCCAAAGTCTGGAAATACATTTTTAAATTTAGCAAATGCATATTCTGCTTTAAATCCTTGGATATCTGCAACTGTTCCATCATGCTGCCCCATCTTCGCGTCTACTACACCTTTAGATCTTGCTAAAAGTGATCGTTGTTCTCCTATAAATTTACAGATGTTAATTTCTGCAAGGCTTAGTTCTATTGCCGTGTGTTTTTTCATTGTATTTAATTTGAAGTTAATAAGTCTCTTTTAAAATGTCTTAAGGTATAATCTTTTTTCTTCGTTACAGCTTTATAAATATCTTTCTCAATGCCACCTCTTGAAAAAATCCAGTATACATCACTTTCCAATCTGTCTTTTGTTGTCATTCTATCTCTTGACTGCCAGTAACTGGTTGCGCTAAAATCAATATTGTAATACACCAGGCATGCAGCTTTCCTTAAAGATATACCTTCTCTTCCACTTACTATTTGCAAAGCTATAGTTTTATCTGTACTATTAAATTCTTCAAGCTCTGTGCATAATTGTTTGCCATAAACTTCTTTTAGTGCATTCAATTCTTCCTTAAACTTATAGAATATTCCTACTTGTACATCAGCAAAATTGTCATGGATAAACTGTGCCTTACTTAAATCTAATATCATAGAGTTACCAGACTCAAATTTAACAGTACCAGAATACATTTGATGAAGTTTCATCATGAGCTTTACTGGTGTGTCAGCCAATATAACATCATTATTACCTTCAATAACTAAATGCTTTTTTAGTTTAGCTGTAAGGTCATAGGTCCTTGAATTCATCTCTACCTCTAATACATGTTCTTTGGTATTAACTTTGAACCCAGCTTCTTTTTGAGTATATGAAATTGTATATGGTTTCATTTCGTCTATAATAGTTTGTAGACCATCAGAGTAATCGTTTATGATAAAAGAATTGATTTTTCTTTGCTTAACGTTTACGTATTGTTTAGAAAACTTATAAAAGTTTACATAGTCACTAAATGGATGCCTACGAACTACAGAAACCTGATGGTACATTTGACTGAATGATTCAGGTGTTGGTGTTCCTGACAGGAATATTACAAAAGGGTCGTTTTCCAAGATCAAAGAACGAACTTGTTTTGACCTTTTGTTTCTTTTTGGAAATGCTCCCATGCCATGAGCTTCATCACATATTACCATATCCCAACCTAATTGGTCTATTTTATGTAATGACTCGTAATTTATAACTGTAATGCTGTATGATGGATTAAGAAGTTTATAATCACTTTCAATACTGCTTATGGCTTTTTTCTTTGTAATAAACAAAAGGTTCGATACTGGCAAAAGCGCACTTACACCCAAGCTCGTGAGAGTTTTACCAGTTCGTACCTCCATCGCAAGATAAACAAATTTATGTTTTTGCAATAGAGGTTTGGCCTTATTTATTATTGATTTTTGATAGTCTCTAAACTCCATATTAAAAATCAAAATTACCGTTAGTTTCTAACTCATGTTTTGTTCTAAAACGTAACCATCTACCTACAGAATCCCTATCAGCTTCAGGCTTACAGTCATACTTAAACATTGAGTATGCTTCCAACCACTTGTTAAACTTAGTTCTTGATACAGTCATTTTAGATTTAGGAGCAAAATCAGGGTTGTCTTCTACAAAATCTAAATACAAATCGTTTTTATAAACCTTGTAACCCTTAGCTAACTTTTCATTTATGTTGTTAGTTCCAATCAACCCACACCACTCTAAAAATTCATGACAAGTTGCAGCAGAAAGCTGTCTGATTTTTAAGTTTACAAACTTTGATTTAATCAATCCATGCATCATGTATTGCTGCAGGCATCCAATCATGTAGTTATCAAACTTACACCACTCTTCATCATCCCACTCTCCAAACATAAGCTTACCAAATTCTTTTAATGGTGTTAAATCTTTTGTATAGTACTGTGCTAATTCCAGCTCCCACTTTCTCCTGGCAAAAGATGAACCTTGACCTTTGATAGCATAGTTAGTTGTAATAGCAATTTTTGGAGACTTACTAAATGGTATCTTTATAGCGTCTTTATTCTTTTTCTCTAACACCAATCCCTCTGTTATAACACTAAACAATCTTTCAAAATCGAAGTGCTTTTTAACATCATCAAAACATAAAACCTGTGTGTCAACACTAACAGTCTGATAAGCAAAGCTTTTCTCAAAATTAAAAGACTTACCATCTATAAACACTAACTTCTTCATGTGGCTTAGTGCGTTCATAAATAAACCCTTGCCAGTTCCACCTTCAGGATTATCAGAAATAACCTCATCATTTAAAATGACAGCTGGACAGTAGGATAAGTTTTTCCATTGGTGCAGAAGATATCCTATTGTAGATTTCATAGATTTTATTCTGCTTTCATCCTGACCACATATGTTAGTAATGAACTGCTGGTAGTCACATCCATCTCCATCACATAGTTGAAAATTTCTGTCAATTACATGATCACTCCAAACGTATCCTCCTAAGTCTAAATAATCAATCCTTGTTACAGAGTCATGTTTAACTTTAACAGCTCCGTTTTTGTAGTACAAGTATGCAGTATCTTTGTTGTCCTCTATAAAGTAAACATCTATTGAAGATAGTAAAGTTAAAAACTCTTCTCTAAAATAACGTGTGTGTTCAGCAAAATAATTATAAACAGACAGGTCATCTACCTCCAGCAGATAATTAAGAATAAAATCTTTTATTTCTTTTTCTGAAGTGTGGTCTATTAAATTGTTTGTTACTTTTACAAACACATAATTTTTACTGCCTTCAGGATTAAATTTAAAGAATCCATTTTCTTCTAAAAATTGTTTAAAAAGAATGTGTACTATTTTTATGACACCCTTATCGTTTTTAGTCCAAAACTGATTGTTTGCATTTTCTTGGTCTAATCTTGATATGACATTCTCTATTGTCGTTGTTTCAACATCAGAGTTCTCAAGCTCAACTCTGATATCTTTTTTTGACACACCACGTTTTAGCTTCATTCTCACGTTGTTAACCTTGTCCTCGTCTTCATAGTACTTAGTTCCGTGATTATGTTTCTGTGAGTATGCACTGTCTATAGTTCTCTTAATCTCTGATATTGTAAATGTTTTTGTTCTGTAGTTCATCAGCTGTGACTCAGCTAAAGACTGATAAATTCCAAAATCATTAAAAGCTGCAGCCAAAACATAAGCATTGTTATTTCTCTGTCCTTCATTCATTGGGTATTTTTTAGTCCACCACTTTACAAGTATGTCTACTATCTTGTTCTCATCTGTTAAAGGGATGGTAGGTATATCTGAGTGCTTATTTATTTCTACGTACTCTTGCTCTTCAATTTTATCCCATAAACTTGATTGTGCATTAATGTGAATTAGTGGGTCATAAGACTCATAGCAGACACGTGAGACATTTTTACAGGTCTTATCAAAGTATTCGCTATCGAAGTAATTTTGAAGGCTTAAAAAGTAACTTTTGTGGTTGTCTTGAATAGGTGGTATTTTTACCAGTGCCTTTAATCCATTCCCACTTGGAGAAATAAATACAGAGTACACGTATTTATCTTTTGATAGTCTCTCTTTTTCTTGCAGCAAATCTCTGTTTGATTTGTAACCATCAAAATCTAAGCAGATAAATCCACTGTGTTCCTTCAGTGCATTGTCAGCTCTTTTAGAAAAGAGGCCACTGAAACAAATTGCTGGTAATTTTTGTTTTAAAATGTTTCTGTTTTCTTTGTCTTTCTCTGCTCTAATCTTTTTTACTATATCTTTTGAAGCTCCGTCCTGTATCCTTGTAAGTATTAAATTTATGTTTCTATAGAAGGGCTGTGATGTCTGTTTTATGTCTTTAAATATTGTAATGTCCATTTTATGTCGATTTTATGTCGTTTTAACTTTATCTATTTTACTGATATTTAACTATTTATATTATTTAATGTTGATAATGTTAATAATAATGTTAAAAATATAGATAAGTAATAGTTGATTTAATTTTTTTATTATAGAGTCCAGTATAACCCCTAAAAAGTGACATTCGTCACAGTTTGAAGCAAAGAAAAGGGGCAAAAGCCCCTTCGTCTTATCGCTCCGTAAATTTAAAAGTCAAGGCCGTCGCTTACCTCTTCTTTTACTTGTTGTTCAGGTTTGAACTGGTCAATAGCTACGTAGTGAGTCTTTCCATACTGGTCAGCCTCTCTCTTTTTCTGTACAATAAGCTTGACATACTTTTTGTTATTGTACTCAAAAATAAACTCTTTCGGAAGATCAGTTAAACATACCGATACAGCCACTTGGTCTCCATCGAACTTTGACTTTCCACTTCCTACGTAAATTTTCTCTTTTTGTTCACTCATTTTATTTAATTTTAATTGTTTGCTCCATATGGTTTAATGTAGATAGCATAATTTTATTTTTCTGCTCTACGCTGTTACAGGACATTGGAACTTCTATCCACATAACAGTTTCTTTTGGCGTTAACTTAAACAGACTACAGAGTCTGTCTATGTATGTACGCACTGATGTCTTCAGTTGATTCATTGCTAAAAAATTTATGGTAAACTTCAACAGCCTTCTCTACCTTCTCCTGTCCACCTTTCAAAAAAGTAGAAGAACAATCGAAAATACCGAGTCTTGCAGTTCTCTTGTCGATAACAAAAAATACAAGAGGCTTATTAAACAGTCTCTGATAAATGTAAGCTTGACTGTCATAATTATAAGTCTTTGCACTGTACATAAATTTATCAATATCAGAACTGGTCTTAATGTCAATAATTAACTCGCTGCCGTTGTTTATAATATCAGCTTTTCCCTTCCAATCTAAATTCATTATTTTTTGAATCTCAGGAACTTCAAACTGATTTCCTTCCTCATAGATGAGGTCACACATCTCCATGTTGGATGTCATCTTAGTACACAGAAAATCAAGATGCTCTTTCTCTTTTTTAAGTAAAAGCATTTCTCCAACTTCAGCCTCCTTCTCTTTATAACGCACAGTATTACGTGACGCTACATCAACAACTTGAAAGTCATCTAACTTGTGTGGCTCTAAAATTTTAGTATGGAAGTATCTGCCCTCTAACATGGGCTTTGTAAATTCAGAGCTAACTCTAAATTGCGTAGGGTTCTTGAGCAGCTTACCTATGTCAGAGTTAGACAGGTATTGCTGTCCAAACTCTCCATAGTATTTGCTGTCATCCTCAAGAGCCTTGAGTATATCTGCTTTAGTCATCCTTTATGTTTTTTTCGATTTCAGTTTTAACCTTAGCACTAATCTTATACTTGGTCTTAAGATTCTTTACTATTGTAGCTAACCCTAACTCTTTGTTTTTAGAAACATAAGTCAGCACCTTGCTCCAGTTTGTGTCTCCAATATTAAGTTCGTATGTAGTGACAGTTTTTTTAGAGGCACTGGCCTTTGCTGGTGCTTTTGCAATATCCTGTCCTGTAGTCTCTAATAGGTCTTCTCCAGCATACAAGCTTAATCCAAGTCCATGCATAGCAATCGCTTTTGCTGTTGCTCTTTGAATAGCTGTGTTAACATCCATAGATGTAATCTTGTCAACCGTAATTGACTTGTTTCTAAAATCCTTAATTGGAAGATAATCAATATGCTCAATACTGTTGACTACTACTCCAACCTTTACGTATCCTGTAACTCCATCAGTGAACCAGTTTAATCCAGTCTCAGGAGATTCGTATACATTTCTTTGTGCATCGGAATGCTGTAATTTTAGGTATGCCCACGCATTTGCCCATGATAGGTAATCGAGGTTACCTTTTTTCTCTACCTTGCTCTTTACATTTACTGCAACAAGCTTTTCAAAATAACTTTGTTTTGTACTCATTTGATTTTAATTTAATTAATAATTGATTTTAATTTTAACTGCAGCTCTGCATACTTATTCAAAGCTACTTCTCTTCTATTTTTTAAGTTCTTAATGTGTTTGTCGTTTTTCCGTGTGTTCACTTCATTCTTGATTTTTGCCTCAATAAGCTCCAGCTTGTGCAGACAATTCGATATGCCTAATTTTACACAGCCCACGTTCCAACCATCCTCATAGAAATAAGAATATTCTATTGGTGTACATTCTTTATAATAAGAACCACCTTTACCAGTATTTAGTATTTCAATTCGGTCACTAAATTTTTGAATCTTAACACCTCTTTTTATAACATTAAAACCGACAGGCTGGTCACTTATAACTGCCTGACTCTGTTCAGATGCTTGGTTCAATATTTCTTTTAGACTATACATTTTACTTTTTTAATACTTCTGTTATAAAGTTTTGAAAGTCAGCATCCCCATCAATCAACTCTTTAGCTTTCTTGTAGCTGTAAAGAATGTTGGAGTGCGTAACGGCGTGTCCGTTCTCTTCCATAAATCTTTTTATGTAGGAAACTCTAATTGGTCTCTCCATGCATAAATAATAAAGCAGCTGCCTTGCATCTACAATATCTCGTCTTCTGTTTTTAGTAAACATATCATCTAATGTGATATGAAATTTCTTTGCTATTGCTGTAGCATAAACATCAAATATGTCTCTCTTCATCTATTGGTTTTTTAGTTTGTTTAATTCAAAATTTAAGTGATCTATTGCTTTCTGAATATCCTCGTTCGGAGACTCGTGTTTTTTGTATGCTCTCAAGATATAAGTACATGCAGTTCCAAGGTTGTAATTTAAATCAAAATTGGTCACTACATCTATAGCTTTGTAATTATTTTTACCATCGTAGTAAGATGGCGTTTCAACCTTCCCTTGGTCAGAGCTGGTGGTCGTCCAGTATTTTTTGTTTATATCCATTTTCGTTATGTTTTGTACCACAAAAACCCCCATGCGTTAACATGGAGGCGATTGTTTGAATCAACTACAATTCAGATTAATGGCTAACTATATTCCCAGTGGATATTCATCTTCTACTTCCTCATACTCAACATCAATTGTGTTTTCTTCGTCGTCAACATTGTTTATTATATTTTGACACATAGCCATGTGGATAGCGTTGTTTCTTGTGATAGGGTCGCTTGGGTCAAACGACTCGAAAAGTTTTTGTAATATGCTCATAATTTGATTAAATTTTAATTATACTTGGTTTGTAAAGGTACTATAAATATGTCATAACTGCACTGTTTTTTTTAAAAAAGATACGACAGCGTACCCAAAAAGATACGCCGTTATACCCAAAAAACGCTTGTTACGAATTAACAACAGAATTGGTTTCTAACACCATATCTATGAATTCTTTTATGTGCTTTTCTTCTGCATAATCATGTTCTTTCATAGCGTGTTCTAACTCTTCTCTGTCGGTTTCATCCTCGAAATTATAGTACAAGTTGTCCATCCAAGAACTGATATCATCATGGTATCTGTACTCATGATAAGTCATTTCTTGATGCTCTGTTATTCCATGTTTGTCAAACTTAGCTATGCCAGCAAAATCTTCTCCACACTCTTCATACTCCATCTCAGCTGTTAAGCTGTAGTGTTGACAT